AGCCGTCATCGCCCACTGGAACGAATTCGGACCGGAGCACGGATTCGGCGAACTGATGGATAAGCTCCAACAACCATGGGAGAATTGAATGACACGTCCGGTGCCGGCAGGACCATCGTCCCAAGAACAGCAACTCCTCACGGAGCTGTTCTCGTTTCAGTACGACCCGTTGGCGTTCGTTCTATTCGCATTTCCCTGGGGCGTGAAGGGCACCCCGCTGGAGCGCATGGATGGCCCTCGTGCGTGGCAGCGCGACGAGTTCCGGCGCATCGCTGACCACCTGGCGCTGGACCAGGAGAAGGCCCGCATCGGGCTCCCGCCGTCCCCGCTCTACCTCGCCCTGTCCTCGGGGCGCGGCATCGGCAAGAGCGCGTTCCTCTCCATGCTCGACCTGTGGGTCATGTCGTGCTGGATCGGCGCCACGACCATCGTGACGGCGAACACCGAGGCGCAGCTCCGCACCCGGACGATGGCCGAGCTTGGCAAGTGGCACACGATGTCGCTCAACGCCCACTGGTTCGACAAGTCCACGACCAGTCTGCGCCCGCACACCTGGTTCGCCAAGCTGGTGGAGCAGCAGCTCAAGATCGACACGCAGTACTACTACGTGGACGCGCAGAGCTGGTCGGAGGAGAACCCCGACGCCTTCGCCGGCGCCCACAGCCAGATCGGCATGATGGTGCAGTTCGACGAGGCGTCGGGTATCGCCGATCCCATCTGGAACGTGACCGAGGGGTTCTTCACCGACCTCGCACCGCTGCGCCTGTGGCTCGCCATCAGTAACCCCCGACGCAACACCGGGCGCTTCTTCGAGTGCTTTCACAAGAACCGCGCCTTCTGGTCCACCCGGTACATCGACTCGCGCACCGTGGAGGGTGTGGACAAGGCTGTCTACCAGCGCATCGCCGACGCCAACGGCGAGGACCACGATGTCACCCGCGTCGAGGTGAAGGGGGAGTTCCCCCGCACCGGCAGCAACCAGTTCATCGGGCGCGATGTGGTTGCGAAGGCCGCTGTGCGCGAGCTGAGCGACGACCCCGGTGCTCCATTGGTCATGGCCGTGGACGTGGCGCGGTTCGGCTCCAACGAGACGGTGTTCCGGTTTCGCAAGGGGCGCGACGCCCGCTCCATCCCGGCCATCCGCCTGAAGGGTGCCGACACCATGACCGTGGCAGAGAAAGCCGCTGCATCTATCGAGCAGTTCAACCCCGAGGCGGTGTTCGTGGACGGCGGGGGCGTGGGCGGCGGGGTCGTGGACCGCCTGAAACAAATGGGCTACCGGGTGCGCGAGGTGCAGTCGGGCGAGAGCGCCGACGACCCGGAGCGGTACGCGAACAAGCGCGTGGAGATGTGGGGCGAGATGCGCGACTGGCTCACGGTCGGCTGCATCGACGACGACACCCGGCTCACCGACGACCTGACCGGGCCGGAGTACAGCGTCGCGCTCAAGGGTCAGCTGAAGCTGGAGACGAAGGACCAGATGCAGAAACGCGGTCTCTCCTCCCCCGACGACGGCGACGCGCTGGCGCTGACCTTCGCCGGCCCGGTGGCGCGCAAGGATCTGGCGGCTGGCCGGCGACTGCGTACAATGGGCCGGCGCACCGCTGAATCGGATTACGACGTGTTCAGCGAGGTGTGATACATTCCCGCCCCATTGGAGGCTGACCCATGACATCCCTGTTCAAGCCGAAGACCCCCGACATGCCGAAGCCCCCGGCGCAGTCCTCGCCCGAGGTGATGGCCGCAGCCGACGCCGAGCGTCGCCGCCAGCGCGCCGCCAGCGGCCGAGCCGCCACGATGCTGTCGGGTGGTGTTGGCGCGGCCAGCCCCACGGTGGGCACCAAGACCCTGCTGGGGCAGTGATCATGATGGCAATCGGGTTCGCCATGGGGTTCATTGTCGGATCGGCTGCGATGCTGATGGTGATCGGCTTCTGCGCGTGGGATGAATCCGATGAGTGAATCCATCGACGACATCATTCGCGTCTACCAGAATCTCAAGGGCGGGCGCGGGGTCTGGGAGCAGCATTGGGAGGAGATTGCCGAACGCATCCTTCCCCGGCAGATCGGCTTCGTCGGTGAGCGCACGCCCGGCGAGAAGCGCACGCAGAAGGTTTTCGACTCCAAGCCCATGGTGGCACTGGAGCGGTTCGCATCGGTCATGGACTCGATGCTCACGCCCCGGCAGACCAAGTGGCACAACCTGACCACGACCAGCGCCGAGCTGAACAACGACTACGAGGTCAAGACCTGGCTCTCGACGGTCAACCAGATCCTCTACGACTCCCGGTACAAGCCCGCTGCCAACTTCGCCGGCCAGAACGCCGAGCGCTGGACCTCGGTGGGCGCGTTCGGCACCGGGGCGATCTTCATCGACTACGACGAGGGGCGCGGCCCCACGGCGCGCGGCCTGCGCTACCGATGCGTGAGCCTGCGCGACCTGTTCCTGTTGGAAAACCATCAGGGGGTCATCGACACGGCGTACCGGCGCCTGTACCAGACGGCGCGGCAGGCTGCGCAGCGCTGGGGCCGCGACGCGCTGCCCGAGGCGGTGCTGAAGGATCTGGACAGTCCCACAGGGCAGGACAAGCGCCACGAGTTCGTCCATGTCGTGCGTCCGCGCACCGACTACTGGCCCGGTCGCATGGACGCGCGGGGTCGGCCGTGGCAGTCGCTCTACATCCACGTCGCGTCGAAGAAGCTCATGGAGGAGGGCGGCTACACCTCGTGGCCGTACTCGGTGAGCCGCTACGTGACGGCGCCCGACGAGATCTACGGCCGGTCGCCGGCCATGTCAGCGCTGCCTGACATCAAGATGCTCAACGAGATGGCGCGCACGGACATTCGCGCGGTGCACAAGCTCGTGGACCCGCCGATCCTGCTGCACGACGACGGCATCCTCGGCGGCGGCGCCATGACGATCCGCATGACTCCCGGCGCGCTGGTGCCGGGTGGAGTGAACAAGTCGGGCCAGCAGCTCGTGCAGCCGTTCCAGTCGGGTGCGCGGGTGGACATCGCCGAGGAGAAGATGCAGCAGCGTCGGGACTCCATCGACGATGCGTTCCTCGTGACGCTGTTCCAGATCCTCGTGGAGACGCCGCGTATGACGGCCACCGAGGCGTTGATCCGGGCACAGGAGAAAGGGATGCTGCTCACCCCCACCATGGGTCGGCAGACCTCCGAGGCGCTGGGGCCGCTGATCGAGCGCGAGCTGGACCTGCTCTCGTTCCACCGCCAGTTGCCGCCCATGCCGCAGGCGCTGGTCGAGGCAGGGGGCGAGTACGAGATCGTCTACGACTCGCCGATGTCGCGGATGCAGCGTGCCGAGGAACTGGTGGGCGTGCAGCGGTCGATGGAGATCCTGACGCCGTTCGCGCAGCTCGACCCGACGATCTACGACGTGTTCAACACCGAGCGACTGGCCCGACTCACCGCCGAGGTGTCCGGCGTGCCCGTGGAGGCGCTCAACAGCCCCGACGAAGTGGCTGCGATCCGCGCCAGCCGGGCGCAGCAGGAGCAGGCTGCAGCCATGGTCGGCGCCGCGCAGCCGCTGGCCGGTGCGCTCAAGGATGTGGCACAGGCCGGCGCGCTGGCGCGTGGTCAATGAACAAGGTCGTCCTGAACCCGTTCCTGCGCCAGCGGCGCGCGGCCTACGCGCAGACGTTCAACAACATCAATGGTCAGAAGGTGCTGGCTGACCTGCGACGCTTCTGCAAGGCCAGCGTGCCCACGGCAGACGTGAACAACGTCCACACCACCTACCTGCTTGAAGGGCGCCGCGAGGTCTTCCTGCGCATCGTGTCGATGCTGCAGTTGACCGACGAGGATGTCGTCAAGCTCATCGAGGACTATGACAATGAGTGAAGCTACTGCCGCCCTCTCCGGGGGCGATAACGGTGGCGCCGGAGCCGGCGCTGCATCTGCTGCCGCGCCCGCCCATGCGTGGTACGGCCAGGCCGACGAGGCGACGAACGCCTACATCGGCAACAAGGGGTGGACCGGCCCGGCCGACATGCTCTCCAGCTATCGCAACCTGGAGAAGTTCGCCGGGGGTGCCAAGAACCTCCTGGAACTGCCACCCGAGGACGCCAGCCCCGAGGCACTCGAAGCCTTCTACACCAAGCTCGGCCGGCCGGCGAACCCCGACGACTACGGCTTCAAGGTGCCCGAGGGCGGCAGTCCCGAGATGGTCGAGTGGTTCAAGACCGCGGCGCACAAGCACGGATTGAACACCAAGCAGGCGCAGTCGTTGTTCAATGAGTTCAACGGCATGTCGGGCTCGATGCAGGAGAAACTCCAAGCTCAAATGGCGCAGGAATCCGAAAAAGCCATCGGTTTATTGAAACAGGAGTGGGGTCAAGCCTACGACCAGATGATCGGAGCGGGACGCCGCGCTGCTTCGGCGCTGGGGTACGACGCCGGCAAACTCAGTGCAATCGAAGACAAACTCGGCACGGCCGAGATGCTCCGGTTGTTCGCGCAACTCGGCTCCAAGATGGGCGAGGATTCGTTCGCTGGGGAGCGCAGCGAGGGTGGGTTCGGCACCACCCCTGCCGCCGCGAAACAGCAGATCGCGGACCTGAAACTCGACAAGGAGTTCATGGGCAAGTACATCAACGGCGACAGAGACGCAGTGGCCAAGATGACCCGACTCATGGAGGCCGCGCATGCAGGAGGATGAGATTCGCCTGCGCGTATTCGAGGCCATGGTGGGACAAGCGACACGGGTTGGCCTGTTCGATGTATCAAGACTCATTGAATCTTGCACACTCGTTGAAAAATATGTGATAGGATCGCCAACAGTCGAGGACCCACCGGCCCCGACCACTCGGAAGACACTGACTCGGCCCGTCAAGGACAACCGGATTCCAGATTTTCTGAGCCAATGACCCCACCCCCAGGTGGACAAGTCGAAACAAAGCCTCGGTGATTTTGTTTCCTCTTACCACCTGAAAGGGTCATCATGAGCTTCCAAGTTACGACCGCGTTCGTGCAGCAGTACAGCACGAACGTGCAGCTGCTGCTCCAGCAGCGCGGTTCCCGGTTGCGCGATTGCGTCACCGTTGGTTCCTACACCGGCAAAGCCGCCAAAGCGGTCGAGCAGATCGGCGAGGTCACGGCGCAAGCCC